TCATCAAGGAGATTAGCTAGGTGTACGATTGCATTGATGTACAAAGGGTCATCAGTTGAAGTGATTAATTTCTGTGCCATATGACAATAATATCAGGTATGTAATATTAGGGATATACGTTACAATCGTTTTATGGGCGTTGTCAAGAAATACCAAAATCCTAAGGGTGGATTGAACGCTGCTGGTAGAGCGCATTTCAAGAAGACTACTGGTGCTAACCTTAAACCGCCAGCACCTAATCCTAAGACACCTAAAGATGCTGCTCGCCGTAAGTCATTCTGTTCTAGGATGGAAGGTATGCGAGCCAAGAATACATCCCCTAAGACTGCAAAAGACCCTAACAGTAGAATCAATAAGTCTTTACGGGCTTGGAATTGTTAGTGAGATAATGATGAAAACTAAAGCGCATCGTGGATTCAAAGTAGTACAAGCAGAGATTGCAAAGAAGCAAGGTATCTCTATGGATAGTGCTGGTGCTATCCTGGCAACTTCTGCACGTAAGGCAAGTCCTGCCGCTAAGGCTAAGAATCCTAGACTGAAGAAAGTATTAGGGAAGGCTAAGTAAATGCTGAATGAGATGAACAAACATATGAACCATCTTTCTATGGGTACTTTGATGACCGTAGAAACGAAGGAACATAATCTCAAGAAAGCACCTACCAAAACGGAGCTTCTGAAAATGGAGCAACGTGAGCATAAGTTAGGCAATCGCCCGACTATGCGACAAGCAATGGAAGCCGAGTACGCAGAGCATTCCAACGCTGAGGGTAAGTTAATAATCAAACCAAGTCGAGAGCAGGAAGCCAAGGCTACTGCCATTTATAAGAAGAGGAAGTAACTAAAATGCCAATGGGTATGCCTTATCCTAAGGGAAAGATGTCGATGTCGAAGATGATGGGTGTTGAGTCCGCAAAGGACAAGATGCCTATGAAGGCTGATAAGGCTGATATGAAAAAGGGTGCTAAGAAGATGCCAGCCTTTATGATGAAGGGCAAGAAGAAATAATGGCTGAAGATATTTTCTCTGGTGTCCGAAAGGTATATGAGAATAGAGATAAAGGCTTGACTGCTTCTGGACAACCATCTCGTGATGTAAAGATGAAGTCAGGTATGTCTTACGGTATGGGTAATACTAATAAGGCTGTATTCGGACCACCTAAAGCACCTGAGTCTGGTGGTGACACCCTTAACTTCTTGAAGGCTAATCAAGGTACACCACTAGGTAAGGCTCTTGCTTATGGTGTTTCACTTGTAGAACAGTCTATGAAAAAGGGTCAGCCTAAAGACCGTTCTGAGTATATGAGATTACTCTCTGGTTCTGAAGCGTTCCGTAAACTTCCACCTGATGGACAACAACAAGTTCGTCTTGGAATGCAACAGTGGTTCCAGACTCAGTCTAGGTTCAACCCATCTAAAGCGATGGAAATGAAGAAGAAGTCAGATGAAAATACTGAAGCTAAAAAGGTTGCAGATATGATTTCAATCTTCTGATTAATCTTTATCTTGATAAGCTTTTAAGAACTTATCAGTAGACTCAACGTCTCCACTATTCAACTCATAAACTAAATACCAGAGTGCCTTCATCAAGTCATCTTGACGATTGGCACTTTCTTTTTTGCCAGCACGAGATACGTACTTGACTACATTTCCAAGGGTAAATCCTAGTTCCCAGTCCCTAATAGCCTCAACTGGTTGGATTGTTCCTTTGCGATAATGGTCTGGTACTGATATATCTGACATACAGTGAGTATACACTGTCAAAGGTACTAAGTAAAAACATTGGCTAAGTTCAGATACTATCCAGGCTTCGGTTCAAAAACTGAGGCTGATGACCCTATTACGGAAAAAGATGGTGTTCGTTATAAGACACGTAATGGTGGCTTGGTCAAATTATGTGAAGCAGAGATTACTAAAGGTAAGCTCAATTACTTATGTAAAAACTTTGCAATTAAGAACTCCAACTTTTGTTTACGCCACGGCGGAGTACCAGCAGTAGCAAATACTAATACCCTTAATTTTCAGACAGGCGTTAAAAGTATAAACGCATCAGGTAGGTTTAGGAACGTAGGTTCAAGGTTACTAGGTCGTATTGATGAACTGCGTGAAGACCCTGATTTGTGGTCACTTCGAGATGATGCTGCTTATATAACTGCACTTCTTGATACTAGGGCTGAGGCTGCGGCTGAAGGCGTAAGTATTGACCAGTATAAAAAGATACAAGAGATATACAGAACGTGTTGTGAGAAGAAATACTCAGATGATTTCTGGGAAGTGTTCGCTGAAATGGGAAGAGCCTTAGAAAATGTAATGACTGAGTTTGCAGCTGCCAAAGATGTTATTGAACTCATTGAGAAAAGAACGTCTATTGTTGAGACAGAGCAACGCTTACTTCATCAGAAAGCCTATACTCTTGAGGTGGACCAAGCATTTAGTCTTGTAATGCAGATGGTTAAAATCATTCAGGACAACGTCAGTAATGCGGAGGAGTTACAAGGTATCAAGGCTGGTGTAGGTAAATTGCTCGCTGTTTATCAACACACGATTGATGACATGATTATTGATGCTGAGGTAATTGATGGCACAGAAGAGTCAGGTGAATACGAGACTTACTCCGAAGGCGTTGAGGAAGTTCGTCCGTCCGAATAAGCCATTGACTGTAGCGTTGCTTGAAGCAATGCAAGAAAAGTTTGATGAGAACATAGATGGAAGTGAGTTTGGTTCAGTTGCTCATCCTATTGAAGGACACGAATTAGAATACTCTAAGTGGTTAAAGCGTTATGCCCCTCATGCTGCATCGGCTCCACTTGCTAAACATCACATACGTGCTTGGGACTGGGCTGAAGGTATAGAGACTGGTAATCCACCTCCTGCACTTATTGAGTGTTGGTTTCGTGGTGGTGGTAAGTCCACTACTATGGAACTTATCTCTAGTCGTATTGCGGTCAAGGCTACTAGGCGATTCCTTCTATATGTGTGTTCAACTCAGGATGCTGCTAACCGTCACGTTGCAGATATTGCAAACACGATGGAGAAGTGTGGTATTCAACGTGCCATCAATAAGTATGGATATTCAAAGGGTTGGAACGCTGAAAAACTACGTACTGCTAACGGGTTTAATATTCTAGCCTTTGGACTTGATACCGGCGCACGTGGTGTCAAGTTAGATAACCTTCGTCCTGACATGATTATCTTGGACGATATTGATGAACTTGATGACTCAGTCAATAGGGTTGAAAAGAAGATTCAGACTATTACTCAGACTATTCTCCCAGCGAAGAGTACTGATTGTGCAATCGTATTTGTACAGAATAGGATTCACGCTAACTCTGTTATGAGTCGTGTCCTTAGTGGTGAGTTAGATATGTTACAGAACAGAGTCCAATCACCTATTGTTCCAGCTATCGAGAACTTAGATTATCAACCTGTCGAAAAGGATGATGGTCGTACTGGTTACAAGATTACTGGTGGTGTTGCTAACTGGGAACATAAGTCAGTTGAGGTTTGTCAGCGTGAGATTGATGACTTTGGAATCATCGCCTTCCTTAGAGAGTGCCAACACGAAGTAGGTGTTGGTGGACGCTTCTTTGGTGACTTCAAAGAGTATGGAAGTGATGGTGAGCCTTGGCACGTTGTTGATAGTGTTGAGGTACAACCCTGGTGGCGTTACTGGGCAAGTCATGACTTTGGTACAGGTAGTCCTGCTGCATTCATACTTTACGCAAGTGATGAGAAGGAAAATATCTATGTCATTGGTGAATTTTATGAAGCAGGTCACGTATCATCTAGACAAGCTGACAATACACTTCTCCTAGTGGAGAAATTCAAATTGGGTGAACCAGTCGATAGGAGATTCAGGGAAGGTAAGTGGAATACAAAGTTAGAGGCTATTGCTTTTGACTGGGCTAATACATTCCCACCTGAGAATCCTGCACAACGTATTGGTGAGTATCCAGTTGAGATTTGGTGGAAGAAGGGACTACCCTGCGTAAGGGCTGTTAAGGATAGGAAGGCTGGATGGCGTAGGGTTAAAGAGTGGTTGATGGCAACACGTATGGATGGAGATAAGACTAGACCAAGGTTACGCATAGTGCGTGATGCTTGTCCTAACTTGATACGTGAACTAAGTAATACGATGGCTGACCCACGAGACCCTGAAGATATTGATGGTGGAACACGTAGTGACCACGCAATTGACTCATTTCGTTATGGGTTGATGTGGCGTGAGTATCCAGTGAAGTGTCCTGAAACAACGGATATGCAGAACTGGAAACCACTATGGGCTGATGATGGATACGGTAGGAAGGATTACTTGTGAGACCGATGAACATTTACTTTGGTACACTTGCTTTTATAGTAAGTTGTGCGTGTGTATATACTGCGTATGAATTACACTGTATCCGTAGGAATATCCCCGTCAAAAAAGAACGGGACGATAAGGATTGGTACATCTGATGAGGCTTCCACTGCAACGCAAAAGGAATAAGAATACTGTTGGTATGGACGTTATGTCCGGGCTAGTGTCTTTTGCAGAACAGAAGATGCAAGAGGAATCAGAACCAAAGGTTATGGCTTTTGAGAAGCGTATGGTTCAAGGTATTCCTGGAGCAGCTGAACTCAAAAATGATGAGACTATCAACAACAACAATCTAACGATTGACCATAACTCAAATGAGTGGAAGGTATTACCTGAAGCACCAAATGAAGAGAAGCTTGAGATAATCAAGTTTGTCAAAGGTCAGTTCGATATTGCTTATCGAGCAAGGCAGGAGATGGAACTTGAGTGGGCTATGGCTATTGCCTTCTTTGAAGGACGGCAGTGGTTCCGTATCTCAAGTCAGACTCGTAACCTTATCCAGTTGCAGAATAAGGATGAACCTAACCGTTACATCACAGTCAATAAGATGCGTCCTTTGATTGATGGTGTAGTTGGTAAGTTGACTCAGGTAGCACCAGACGCACGAGCAGTACCACTATCTCACACTCAAAGAGACTTACTTGCCTCGGATGAGGCAAACCACATTTGTGGTCACTACAATCGTAAGTTTAGTCGTGAGACTCAGCTCAAAGAGCGTGTTCGCTGGGCTTGTGTCTGCGGTACTTCATACTTGAAGATTTACTGGGATGCTAAAGGTGAACAGGTCATGCCTTACTTCTCTCCTGAAACAGGTGAGATTACAGGATATGAGAACATTAATATTGGTGATGTTAGAGAAGAGATTCTTCCAGCATTTGATGTATTCCTAGACCCAACAGCAAAGCGTGATGCTGACGTTCGTTGGTTGATTCACGCATCTGCTAAACCACTATCTTGGTTCGTAGATAACTACGGCGATATTGGTAAGTTGGTAAACCCTGATGCGTTGACAGGTAATAACGCTTCCTATATTGACTCATATCTTGAGGGTGGTAATGGTTCCGGTAACGGATGGGTTCCACCTAGTACAGCACGACTTGCACAGAGTGACTCTAAAAAACGTGCAGCAATTGTATATGAGTACTGGGAAAAACCGTCACAACAGTATCCGTCAGGGCGATACATAGTTAGCACTAACTCAGTACTGCTTCACGCTGGTCCTTGGTTGTACAAGAAGAAGGATGAGTTTCCATTCATCCCACTACGCTGGCAACCTCGTTCAGGTACTCCTTACGGACACTCCCTAGGATTTGACTTGTGTTCATTACAGCAGACGTATA